AGTGACGGAACGTGCAAGGATTGCCAACGATGAAATCGTATCTATTTACACTAACCGTGCGTTAGACGAGGGAGTGCAAATCCCGGCTACTCGTGAACTTATCGTGGCTGACGCATTTACACGAGGATGGGTTAAGACAGCAGCAAAGCGAAACGAAGAAGTATTAGCTAGTTTACCGGAGTAATTAGATGCCTATATCTAAAATGCAATCAGACTCTTTTGCTTCCGGCGTAGGCGGGAAGGTGTTGCAAGTTGTAAGCACAACTAAAACCGACACCTTTACCGCTAGTAGCGCTTCTTTAGTTGATATTACAGGATTAAGTGTTGCAATAACTCCTTCAGCAACTTCAAGCAAAGTTCTTATTATGGTTCAGTGCCATACTGTAGGTACTGATTCTAATTTGAGGTTGCAACTTCTTAGAGGCTCTACTGCAATCTATCAAGGGGATGCTTCGGGCAGCAAAGGGCGAGGCTCAATGGTTGGCCTTTATGATGCTTCAAATGGCACAGGTGCTTACGGTGCAGGCGCTAATCATGTTCATTTCTTAGATTCACCTAGCACAACAAGCGCAACTACTTACAAGCTTCAAGGTTCAGTTCTGACAGGTAGTGCTACATTTTATATTGGCAGGACGCAATATGACGGAGATAATTTAAATGCTACAAGAGTACCGTCCACTATTACTGTTATGGAAATTTCAGGATAAAAAATGGCATACATAGGCATAGACCCAAATGTAGGTGACATAACATTCCAGAAGTTTACTGGAACAGGGAGCGCCACTGCCTTCACTTTATCGCAGCATGTTGTGAGCGGTGAGGCTATTGTCGTAACCATAGGAAACGTGGTTCAGGAGCCGGGGTCTAGCGCAGCTTATACAGCACAGGCAAACACCCTTACATTCTCCGCAGCCCCTGCAAACGGTGACATCATTACTGTGCGCTACTTTGGTCGCGCCGTAGATCAACCAACCAGCTATGCCATGCAGCTATTCAAGTATGTAGCTACAGCAAGTCAGACTGCGTTTACTGGCGCAGATGCCAACGGTGCTATACTGGTGATTAGCGGCAATGACGTAGATGTTTACTTAAACGGTGTGCATCTGGATAGCTCAGATTTTACAGCTAGTGGCGGAGACACAATAACACTAGGGACAGGCGCAGCTTTAAACGATGAGCTAGTCATTAGAGCCTATCGCGCATTTAGCGTAACTGATACAGTGAGTAAGGCTTCTGGGGGTACGTTTGCTGGGGAGATAACAGCGCCGCAGTTCCAGACAACAAACACAATAGTTGATACGGCTGTGTTCCGCACAAACGGTCAGAGCGTTTCAGAGAATACAACAATAGGGTCAACCAAGAATGCCTTGGCGATTGGCCCTCTAACGATAGGTTCGTCAACCACGATTACGGTTAACGGCAACCTAACAATACTGTGAGGCATAGATGGCTTCAATAATAAATGTAGACCAGATTGCTGAAGCTACCAGCGGTAGCGGAGTGGTTATACCGGGGCATGTAGTTGGTTGGCAATCGTCAAATGCCGCTAATAGTACACAAACTAGTAGTAGCACTTATGCTGATATAACTAACATGACATTAAATTATGCGTGTAAACATTCTACTAGCATTGTTTATATTATTGTTCATGTTCATGTGTTTATACCCCAACAAGCAACAAATTGGCAAACAGTAGGACTAAAAATATTAAAAGGGAGTACCACTCTATATACTGATGGTAGTGGAACTGCTGGAACTGGACATTACACGGATAGTGCGAACGATAGGTTCATGCAATATATCTCAGTACAAGCTGCTCATGCGCCCGCCGATACAAATAGTCATACTTATAAAGTTCAAGGTGCAAAACTTGTTGGTTCTAATAGTGCTGACTTTAATAATGCTTCTTATGGTGGTGGTGGAAGAATAACAGTCATGGAGATTGCACAATGAGCAAGCTCTTTGTGGATGACATTGTTGAAAAGACCAGCGGCAACGGTGTGCAGATTCCGGGTCATGCAGTGCAGTATGCGCGAACTTATGTGGCTAATAGCCCAGTAATAGAAAGTACAAGCACTAGCTTTGTAGGATCAGGTATAACAGCTTCTATTACCCCTACTAAATCTGGAAGTTTAATTTTAATTGATCTGTGTCTGACTATGGTTGATTGCACTGTTGATACAATAAACATTCAAATGTACCAATTAATTGCTGGTGGTTCTTACAGTGTTATGGCTGGCGCAAATGGATATCTATCTGGTATTCAGTCTGGAATAAGATGGTCACCTAATGTCTTTAGCGGGAGCTACACAACAACAAGCACATCAGCATTGACATTCCAACCTTATTTTAAATCAAGTGGTGGCGGCAATGTAAGAATTGTACACGACAGCAGTTCTTACTCACTGACCCTTACGGAGATTGCCCAATGACAAGCATCTTGAAAGTCTCCGAAATCCAAGACCCGACTAACGGGAATAGTGCGCTGACTGTTGATACCAGTGGGCGTGTTGCTTTACCGAGTAGACCTTACGCTCTTGTTGATTTTGGTGGTAGCGCATATGTTTCTAAATCGGCTGGAGTTATGCCTTTTGATAATGCGGTTGTTAACGTAGGTAATCATTACAGTACTACTACATATAAATTCACTTGTCCTATTACGGGCTTATATACAGTTGAATTTGCAGCTATATCGCAAAATAATACAGATGATTATGAAGTGGCTGTAAGGTTAGATGATGTAAATGTTTATCGATTCTATGTTTTAAATAGAAATTTAAACTTTTGTACTACGGTTAGTTGTACGGCAGGACAACTTTTACATATTCAGAACTCAAGCGCACGGGCTTATTATGAAGGCACTGGCGCTGCAAGATACACTTATGCTGCATACACATTTATAGGATAGGAGAATAAAATGAGCATATCACAAGCACTCACAGAACTAGGCATCAACGAATGGGTGTTGCGTGGTGAGCCAACAACAGAAGACGAGTTCAAAGAGATGTTCCGTAAGGTTACAGGCGCTGACTCTAATGGTTCAGCTATCGAAAGCAGCAAGCCATCTGACTGGGGTACAACTTGGTCAGCGGTCAAAGCAAAGTCTGATGAGCTAAAGGCGGCAGAGCCTATGAAGCTGTTACGGGCAGAGCGTGACCGTTTAATTGCAGAGACAGACTGGTGGGCATCCAGTGACCTTACAATGAGCGGCGCTCGTACAGCATACCGTCATGCACTGCGTGACATTACCAAGAGCGCCACAAGCCTAGACGATGTAACTTGGCCTACTAAGCCGGAGTAAGATATGAGCCGTGCAAGAGAAATAGCTGACCTAGGTTCCCCGGCAGCAAGCGGCTTGTCGAACAGGAGCCTGATTATCAATGGGGCGATGACTGTTGACCAACGCCATGATGGGTCTTCTTTTACAATAGTAAATGGAAACGCTACAACTGGTGTAATTGCAGACCGTTTTAGAGTTAATGAAACCAGTGGAGCAGTAATGACTGGTCAAAGAGTTGCTGATGCACCCGTTGAATTTGAATATTCTAGTAAACTGACGGTAACAACTGCTGACTCGTCTTTAGGTTCTACTGAATTTCATAGAATGATACAGCCTATTGAGGGTAAAAATATAAGTAATTTAAATTGGGGAACCTCTAACGCTAAAACCCTTACGCTAACATTCTATGTAAAATCTAGCCTCACTGGTCAGTATTATATCAGCGTATTTAATAACGCAGCAGACCGTACATTACTCAAAGGATATACTATAAGTTCCGCTAACACTTGGGAAAAGAAAACTATTACAGTAATTGGCGACCAGACTGGAACTTGGTTAACTACAAATGCTGCTGGAATTTATTTAATGTGGTCATTAGGGACTGGTTCAAGTTATCAATCAAACACTCTTGACGCTTATCAAGCTGGATTCTTTATGGCTAAATCTGACCAAGTAAATCTGGCGGCAACTAATGGTTCAACATGGCAGCTTACAGGCGTACAGCTTGAAATCGGAGATGTAGCCACGCCGTTTGAACACGAGGACATAGGAACTACGTTACGCAAGTGTCAAAGGTATTACATACGCTGGCAATCATCTTCAGCAAATAACTGGCCTAGATTTTTCCAGCCATCGTACGTTGATAATGGATATGTCAGTGGTACTTTTTCTTTTCCAGTACAGATGAGAGCCACCCCAAGTACTGCTGCTACAGGAACTTGGCAAGGGCAGGGTGCGGATGGCCTAGGCACAGGTTCAGTCAGTCAAGATGGTGTTAACCTATATTGTCTGGCGACTGGTGCTAGCAGTATTGCTGGATATTATGCGGATGGCGGCTCATTAGACATGGCATCGGAGTTATAAAAAATGAATATTACTAATGTACAATATGTAAATGACCCCCTTTCTGGATTTAGTAAGGCCATGATTAAAGCGACTATTGATGAGGTAGAATGGTGGGTTCCCAATAATACACCCAGCAACACGCACTACGCAGAAATCATGCGCCAAGTAGCTGCTGGCACTCTAACCATTGCAGATGCTGACTGATGTTTGGTGAGTTGGCATTATCCGAAAGGGCTATAGCGGATCAAGGTATTCTATCCTTTGGTTCTGCAACTGCTGATGCCAACTTTGTTATATCTTCTGATTTTGCTAACCTTCAAGCAAGTGGCAGTCTTAGCCTAGAGGCTATATCTAGCATAAGCAGAATAGGCGCTGGCACGTTAACTGGCACTATTGGTGTCACATCCGAGTTTGAGCAGAGCGCCAACGCATTAAGGTTTGCCACTGGTATAGTGGAGAAGTCATTTGGCTTCGTTGCTGATACAGATGGTATTCTTGTAAAGAATGGTATATCTGAGCAGTCATTTGACTTTACTCAGAATGCCTCTGGAATAAGGTTTGCAAGCGGTGTGTCTGAGCAAAGCTTTGACTTTGTGCAGTCTCTTTCTGCTAACGCATTATACTCTGCTCACTCAAGCCAGTTCTTTGATTTTACGCAAGGGTCTGAGGGGAGTAGGGTGCTTAACGGGGTTTCTGAAAACTTTGTTGAGTTTGATTTTATTCAAACTGCCGGAATATTAATTTACAGAAACAACTTCAATGTAGAGTTTGCGTTTATACAAACAATAAATGGTGATCTGCTTTGGCTTGAGATAGACGCTAACACTCCTGTAGAGACATGGAGTCAGATAAACGCCTCTGGCGGGACATGGACACCAATAAACGCTAGTGGTACAATAGAGCAATGGATTAAAAAGGTGGTATAGATGGCTAGTACATACACGCAAAATTCGGGCATTGAAAAGCCGGGTACTGGTGATCAGTCAGGAACTTGGGGCGTAACTACAAATACAAACTTTGATATAATTGACCGTGCCGTTCATGGTCAGGTATCTATAGGTATATCTGGTAGTACAAACCTAACAACAAGTGATGGCTCTCTTAGCAACGGTATTGCGCCTGTTATTATTTTAACGGGCAGTCCGGGCGCTACGTTTGAGCTTAGGGTAACCCCTACTGATCAGAAAAAACACTACACTATAAAGAACGAAACAGATGGAGCATGTAGAGTTATTTACCTAGGTGTTACCTATTCAACATCTAATGGCGTAGAGATCTCACCAAATTCAACGCAAGCAGTCACGGGCGATGGTGGTGGCAGCTCTGGCGTATTTAAAAGCCTAACCCCTAGCACAGACCTAATTAACGACCTGACTCCTCAGCTTGGGGGGGATTTAGATGTTAATGGTAAGAATATTGTTTCTGTCTCAAATGGGGATATAGACATAGTTCCACATGGCACAGGAGCCTTTAACGTAACTGGAGAAGCCCGTATTAGTGGCTACCTTAATGTAGACAACGTAAACATTAACGGAAACGCCGTAAGTGTCACAAATACAAATGCTAACTTAACCTTAGCTGGAAACGGAACTGGAAAGGTTCTTATAAGTAATCTTTCTTACCCAAGCGCGGATGGTACGGCATCTCAGGTCTTAACAACAAATGGCTCTGGGGTTCTTTCATTTGCTAACGCTTCTGCAAGTCTTGGTTCAAGCCTCACATTAGGAAACTGGACTATAGAAGTGGACGGAAGTAACAACCTTCTATTTAAGT